AAATGTGAGCCACGCAAAGAGCGTGTAATCCGTAAAGAAGGCGAATTAACCGATGGTCAAAAACGTATATTAAAGATTGTTATGGGTGGAGGCGAACATACTGGCGTAAGCGTTTCTAAAAAAACATCATGGACAACCAATCATTGTTCATTGACTTTATGCGCTCTTTTTAAGTTTGGTAAAATTAGCCGCAAGAAAGTAACTGTAAAGCAAACAAGAGTTTACGTTTATTATAGGAAACAATGATTATGTCTAGTGAATTTACGCGCCAGTTCTGGAGTAAACTTCAGCATTGGCGCTTGATGAAAATGATTGAGCATTGGAAAAAAGCAATTTACTGGTGGAAGTAATGATTACAAGAAAAGACATTAAACAACTAATAACAGAACAAAGTTTGATGCAGCAAGAAGTTGATTCCAGGCACATGAAACTGATTAACAAAATCTACCAGCAAGGCATTGCAGAAGGTAAAGCACAAGCAAAACGTGCTATTCAATGGCGTTTGAATGGTGATCTATGGGCATCGTTTATTGATAAGGATGAATATGCCAGTTGAAGATCACGAAGTACATGAGAAAGTAAAAAAAGCCGCTGGATGGAAGTATGGTTGCAACTCAACCAATGAACGGTCTGATGGTTACTATGCGCCAGATAGAGTTTACAAACCTGACGGCACGTTCTACATCATTCAGTCCTACATTAAAAACGCCATGAGTAAAAAATGTCGCAGCTTTTATCTATGGTCATCTGATTCTGGTTGCTCTGATTGTAAGCGTGAGAAAGATCAGGAATACGCTGACCGGATGTCTGCTTTATGATTATTCTCCGCATTTGCGGAGATTAGAACCTACCTTTGTGCCGCCGCATGGCTTCTTGCTCTAATTCATGGTCATCGCGGCACTCTGGGCTACAGTAAACCCTAGTCATATCATCAAGACGTTCATTGCAATAAGCGCAGTAACCAGTTGCCTTTGATTGCTTAACGTGACGGGCTTTGCTAATTAAGTATTCACGTTCTGCATTTTCAAGTTCAGCAGCGTTATCAAGAATGTCGGCGCTCATTTATTTACCTGTTGTTGATCTTTAATCCAAGACTGCAATGAATCTAGTTGGCCCGTAGTCTGGGCGCATTGTTCTGCCAATTCTGGGGCAACAGAAAGATAGTGGGTGACGGTTGCATCAGGGCTTCCGGTGGTGTCGGAAACGGCGGGCAAGTTGACGCTACTTTGGTAGCGCAGCCGCTTATAAGTATTGCGGATAGAAGCCAAATCTTTAGCATATTGTTCTTCTGCCTTTCTAGTAATCAATTGCTGCTGGCTGATTGTCTGTTTTGTCTTTACTTCTTGCGCCAGACCAGCGGCAACAACTTCTGCTTTATAAGCATCAAAACGGTTTGCTTCAACATAATAAAGAAGCCAACCACCAAAAATGAAAGCAACACCAGCAAAAATAATGCCCACCCGATACAGAATCGGCAAAGTTGCAAACATATCAAGACTCACCTATACACAGTTTATATTCAGCCTCGCGGCGTTTAGTTAATCCTGGTAATACTACACCATTTGACTTATTCCAGCGCGTTAATTCTTTACAGGCATCATCATATCGCCCCATTGCTAGGTAACGTGAAGCCTGACTATTACAAGCTACTTTTGGCCCGATGTTGTAAACGGCATCCGCAAAGGCAATGAGTACATTATCAGGCAGACCTGGATGGCAACGCTCGACAGCATCAACGGCTTCTCGCATATCTGATTCCAGACGTTGTTTACATTCTTCCAAGCTGTATTTCTTGCCTTTTTGCACCTGTGTCGTGCTACCGTAGCAAACAGTAAGGATTGGATTTCCTGGTCGCGGATCATAGTAGGCATATTGACGCAGTCCTTCAAAGCCAGCGGCTAAACTGGCAGCAGCAGCCAATATTGCCGAATATCGTTTAACGTCCCTAGATTCCACGTTGCGCCACCAGCCTTGCAACAAACGCTGCGCCCACCGTTAATGGCAGCGCAATACGGAAAATCATTGGGTCAATCGCCACTTCAAACAATGGCAAGCCAGCTTCAACGACAGACAAAATGCCAGCCAAAATGATAAAACGCAGACTCCATGATCTGCGTGCTATCTCTTTCCAATTTGGATACAGTTGCATCAATCTTTTAGCTTATGAATTAAGCCGTACCAGATCGAACCGGCTACACCAGCAAACACTACAGCAATAAAAGCCATGAATCCGTGAGAAGCATATTTCCGCATTGCTTTGCCAAAACGCAAATCTTCTCGGAACTCCTCAACGGATTCTGGCTTATCCACATCAACGCCCAAAATTGCAAACGTCTTTTTTACTGCCTTATCAACTGCTGCTTCAATAAGTTGGTCATTGTGTGGTTGCATAATTGATCCATCGTCAATATAAATTGTTAGTTTATTCTTGTCGTATGGTCAATCGCATTATATCAAACAGTTTCCCAAACCTCATCTGGTTTTATAGGCCATTCATTAACTGTTACTGGTGGATTAACTGCAATTTGACGCAATGTACTACGATACGCCAGGAAATCTTGACGGTTTGCTAGGTAAGGATTTGACTCTGCCGGATCAGCAACGCTGGCGATAGCCGTCCAGTCCGTAGCAGACAATAGGCTAGATGCTTGGGCTTTGTTAGCTTGTTTAGCCGCTTCTTCACGTTGTGCCAGTTCTTCTGGTGTTAGTGGCTCAACTGCAACCGTGTAAACCCAATGGGTAGCATCATCAGCTTGAATGTAAGGCGCTACAGAAACTAACTTTTCTGTATTTTGGTCATAAGGCAAAAATGCATTAACAAACATACAGCTATTCTCAACCATCCATTCATCTGTTGGCCCGTTAGTTGGAAAAGATGTGTTTGGAAACATAGCCGTATAGTCAGCAATTTCCATTACGATTTGTTCTTGTACTTTAGCGATTAGCATAAATGCTCCTTAATAAACTGGTAGGGCCGAAGTCGGCGGCGTGAAGTTAGCGGTGTAACGGGCGTAGCCTTTGGTGATGCGAAGGTCGTCTATGTAGCCGTAATATGGTTGAGAACCGTTATATCCAATGTATCCAATCTTGTTGCTTCCTAAATCAGCAGTCCAAGATGCCGACCCAATTTGGGTTCCGTTCAGATACATCTTCACGGTTCCAGACTGGCGAACAACAGCTAGATGCTGCCAAGTGTTGATTGTGAAGTTGCTGGAACCTGTGATGATATAACCACCGTCATAAACCATTGGTGTCCCCGAAGAACCAGAAGTCATGCCGATATAGACATAATGACCGTTGCCATCATCAGATGAAAAGATACATTGGAATCCAGTAAGATTCGTTGGATACACCCACGCTTCCCAAGTAAAATCACCTGTACCAAATCCAAATGAATTGCTTTTTGCAGCGGTTAAACCTGATGCACTTCCATTGAAATAAATTGACCCCGTACCATACTTTTTCACGCTGGTGCTGACCTGTGCATTACCAACCGTTTCTAGGTCGTTCATCATGGCAGCGTCAGGGATGCCAGCGTTGGTGAAGTTGCAGAGTAGGGATGTGTTGGTGATGGCTGTTAGGGGTGCTGTTGGTGGGGTGAAGTTTGATGTATAGACTGCTGTGCCTTTGACTATACGCACATTTGACATATAACCATTAAACGGAAAATTACCATCAGCCCTGCCACCAATCCCAAGTGTTGTAGCTGTTACAAAAGATCCTGAAATAGAAGTAGGCGCGTACCCAGTACCATTTATATATGTCGTAAATGTGTTTCCATTTCTAACATACGCTATGTGATACCAAGTGTTTGTTGATAGCGTAACACCTGTATCTGGTATCAATAAGCCATTGCCAGTTGTATTAACAACACACATGACTTTACCGTATGATAAATAAGGTGCGTAGCTATATGTGTTTGAAGCATCTGTTGCAGAAATTGGTAGTGTTTCCACAGGAAAAGATGCAGCGTTCATCCAAAATTCAATGGTGAAATTATCAGAAGAAAGATTAAGCGCTGTATTTGCCGCCGTACTTAAATAATCCCCACTACCATCAAAGTACCCACTACCACCAATCGTGCTTGCCGAGTAAGGTGCTGTAGGATTAAATGGGCTAAAGCGCTGCACAGACGGCGAACCATTAACAGTCAGCGTGAAGTTGTTGCTGCTGTTGTCAATGAAGCGGTTTGACTGACAGGTGAGTAGTGATGTGCCAGATACTGCGGTTAGCGGGGTGGTACTTGGGGTGAAAGTAGTCGTATAAAGCTGTGTTCCTTTTACAACGCGCAGATTTGAAATATACCCTGGAAAATACTGGCCGCTTCCTGCGTAACCGACATAAACTGAACTTGCGCCAGATCCGGGGGTCGCACTAGAAACCGTTGAATCTAATGTTCCATTTACAAACAATTTTACATTTGTTCCATCAGAACTTACGGCAACATGAGTCCATTGCCCTTTTGGAATTGTTGCTGTTGTTGTATAAACAGTTGAACCAACCCACCAATATAACAAGTTGTTGGACAAACCCATTTCCCAAACCGCAGCACGTTTTGAAATCATGGTTTGATAGCCAGATAAAGAAGAATTATTGACCCATGCTTCAATAGTAAAAGCACCGGTATTTAAGTTAAAAGCTGCGTTATCCGAAATGCTAAATGCAGCACTACTTCCGTCAAAGTAGTTGCTCCACAACGAACCATAAGGACTAAACGTGCCTTGCGTGGTGTTGCCGTTGCGGGTGATGGTGAAGTTGTTGGTGCTGGAGTCTAGGAACGTATTGTTCTGTGCGCCGTTTGTGCCATCTCCTGTGAGGAGCAGGGATACATCGTAGAAGTAAGGATCGGCAGCGCCTCCGACACCGGCAGCAGCACTCAATAAGTCACGAACCGGCATATTAGGCCATTGCCTTTCCTAAAACAAAACCATTCCAAGTTGTTCCGCCATCTTCTGTAAAGAAGCCAAGCACATCACGACCAGAAGCCGTCAGCGTTGGTGCAGTACCGCCAGCCCATTTAACGCCTGTCCACCAGTTTACAGTTGCAGAACCGCCATTGGTTAGGTCAAGAATAAATGAGTTGACCGTGCCACTAGAGGCCGTGTTGCTGATGGTAAAAGTAGTTGTTCCACTAATGGTCTTGGTAAAGTAGTTACCAAGCGTTAGATCAATAGCTGATGCTGCAATTGCTACTTGTGTTTCTTTTGCGCCGGTCATGGTGCTAGTTGTAATGGTGCTGCTAACAACAGAAGAACCAGAAGGAATGGTAACGGTATCGCCTGAAGCTAGTTCACCAAGAGAAGTAACGTCTGAACCTGTATAGATTGATTTAACAAGATTAACTGCTGCCATGATGATTCCCTTAAGTTGTCAAAGCGATATTTTTAGATGCGCCAGCATTATTGTAAAACGGCAAATAGTTTCCGGTTAGGATTCCAATTGGGTCGGATGCGCCGCTTGCTTTGAAAAATGGAAACGTAGCTGCTAGCGGGGTTACTGTGTTTGTAATAGTAACCGAACCTGCGCCATTAGTAATAGTAATTCCAGAGCCAGCAGTTAAGTTTGCGTTTTTCCAGTAGCCAGCGGTTGCATCATAGAGCAATGTGTTGCCAGATGTCGGGCTTGTAATCTGCACGTTATCATCTGTGCCGCCAAGACTTGATCCGGCGTTAAGCAATACTTGGAACGAACCAGAGCCACCAGAACCAGCATTAATGACAGTACCGATTTGGCATTTGATTCCAGGAGCCGATGGCTTTGTTTTGGTCAAACCACCAGTAGTCGGGTTATACCAGATGTCATCGCCGTCTGCCCATGTTTCGCCATAGGTTGAGCCGGTTGTATTAATCCCGTGAACAATGCCGAAGTTTGTGACTCGTCCAAATCCGTTGGCAGCAATATCTTCTGTGCCAACGCCGATAATCGAACCGCCATCTGTAATGCCAGATACAGTTGGAGCAAACGTAATAACGCCAGACGCGCCAACTGTTCCAGTTTTATAAATAGCTTGAAGAATTGTCTCGCCGGAGATGGCTGAAGATGCTTTGCCATATACCAATATTTCTTCACCAATTTGCTGTGTGATAGCATTTTGTTGAAGATTCAGCGTATCAGTTGTTGCGTCAAACCAGATCGTTCCTGGAGTTGGCGCGGAAGGAACATCGCCGGAAAGCTGAATTGATCGCGGGTCAATGACGTTGTCGTTGTCGTCAATAATCACGCCGCTGTTTTGAATTAGCTTGCCAGTTGTGCCGTCATAACGTGCAATTGCATTGTCTGTAGCCGATGATGGCCCAATAACTGCTGCATCGCTACCGCCAACAGGAATTACAGTTCCTGCTGCATTTTTGCTGTACAACATTGCATCAGCAAGATTTACAGCAATTTCACCGATTTCCAAGTCTGTAGCCAGCGGAACTTTGCCAGCCACAGAACTTTTTTTCAAAATAATTTTGTTTGCCATTGGGCAATCCTTTTAAGCTATGGAGCAGGAGTATAAATTAAAATGTACCGCCGTCCACATTAATATCATAAGTTGCCGCAGCAGTAAGTTGACCCTGGGCGTTTACGGTGAATGTTGTAGTTTGCTGACCGTTTGTATTTCCATACGATGCAGCGGTTACAGCGGTATTTGTAATACTAAATTGATTGCCGGAAAGCGTAAGACCTGTGCCAGCAGTATAGCTAGATGCTGCGCCAAATTGAACCCATGTTACCGGAGTTGTTCCAATAGTACCACCAGCATCAACAGTACAAACCCACGAAGTATCTGCTTGCGTTGAGCCAGACTCAATAAAAGTAAATGCGCTAACAAGTTCTGCCCATGTATCAGCATCAGTTGATCGAGTCCATGCGCTAGCGGAAGCAACATAAATGCCGTTTTCTGCTTGTGCAGTTTGGTTTTTAACCAATACACGATCACCGGCAGCAACAGTAACGCCATCAATGGTCAGCAGACCGGAAAGCGTTGTAATGTTTGCCGTTGATGCAACCAAGCAAGATGCTTTTGGATCAAGACCTTGTGCGATGTTATCAACATAGTTTTTGGTTGCAGCATCTTGTGCGCTTACTGGATCAAGCAAATTGGTTAGCAGTTGCGAACCCATGCTAAACGAACCAGTTGGCGAAGAAAGATCGGATAGCGATGCTTGTGAGCCAGCAGTTGCCAGGCCTTTTGCATTAATCGTAATCTTTGTATATGTTCCAACATTACTATTAACAGTAGCCAAAGTACCTGCTGCTGTTACATTGCCAGTACCGTCAAAAGATGGGCTGGTATATGCCAGATCGCCGGTAATCGAAATTGTGCGTCCGGTAGCCAATGCGGTAGCAGTACCAGCATTGCCACTTACAGAGCCGGTGATGGTATTGCTAAATGTTTTATTGCCACCAACGGTTTGATCTGTTGATGTATCAACAAATGCACCATTACCAGCAATAGGAATAATAGCTGTAGCAGAACCGCCCACGCCGCCCGTGCCAGTACCGTAATACAGAATATTTGTTTGTTCGTTGAAAGCTAATTCAGCATTAGCAAGAGTTGTTGGTGCGCCAGAACCGCCGCCATTTGCGCGGCGTTTAATGCGAATAGTATTGCTCATGGTCAAATCTCCAAGTTAAAAGTTGCCGCCATCGGCGATTTCAAGTTGAGGGATATTGACCCACTCGTTTGATAAAAACATCAGCGCATCGTAATTTTGAGCGCCCGTTATAGATACTGGGTAGCCGCCAATAGTGGAAGCGCCAGACGGCCCTGGAGGGCCTACTGGCCCAACAAGACCTCTGTTAATTGTGACTTGCTGTGTTGGTTGCGGAGTTACTTGGACATTAATGGAAGCATTTTTGCCAACTGTAACTTCTGTATTGTTTACAGCAACCGTTACATCATTAGCCACGCCCTTTGAGATTGAGAGCGTTGCCATGATTACACCTTCACAATGCCGTCAGAACGCACAATAAATAGCAAAAAGATAATGCTATCTTGTGCCGGATTGTTTGTATCGCTAGGAAAACCAATTTTAATCCGACCAGAGAAGCCAGCGCCATTAACGCTATTAATAGCCATTTGGTCATCTGTGCTTAACAAATCCCATGAATCATCATCAATAACAAGCGTAAAAGAGCCTGTTTCATCAACACGATTGGTGATCGTTAGTGGAATTGGGTCTGGAGTTGGCGTGTAATCTGCAATGTCAAACGTCAGCCCGTAGCGACTATCATGTACGTTACTTAATTGCCTACGGATAATTTGAGCGTCAATGGTTGCACCAGTTAAATCAACTGGTGTAGACCCATTGGACATAGCCAAATTCCAAAATGTTTTTTGCTGATAAACCAATTCACCAGCAATAATTGGGTTATCAAACCCACTAACCTGTGTCAGCGAGTTTTTGTTAAATACTGCCATGATTTCTCCTTACTAGGGGTTATGCCTTTATGTTCTCACAAAGGCACGAATCATGTCTTGTTCTGTGCATTTTAACCACATAAATAGATACAAGCAACAAGAACTGGCGTTGTTGTGTCCGTAAATGTGACCGCTTCACGGGCTTTGGCAACCGTATAATTTTTTACAATATCATCAGCCTGTTTCATGCCAACGCCTGGAACAGAACTGGTTACGATAAGATCGCCAGCAGCAATATTGCCATTTTCACCGCAGACATAGACTTGACCTTCGCCTACTGCATTGGCAGCGCAATAATTATATGAATCTTTATATTCATCATATTCTGGATACATGACAACTCTAGGATTTGTTTCAGAATAATCAATATAATCAATAAAAGCCGCTGGTTTTGTATTTGCAAGCAATCCATTATTAAGAACCATAACTCCAATGCTTGCTTGATTTTGTGCATTAGAAATTGACACTTCAAATACTGTGTTTGAAATGTTTTTCTTGATTAAACATTTTACATCTTTAACTATGTATCCAATTTCTATGCTTTGGCTAATTGGAACCATGACATCGTGAGCGCCAGTAAATGGCCCGTAGTTAGTGCCAGCACCATCAGCATAAAAATCATAACCAATACTTGAACCAACAAGTCCGCTAGTTGATGTATAGCCTGTTGTTGCTTTATTAATTCCTCTCATTCCATGATTGGAACCACCGGCAATTAATGCTGTTCCAAATAATCCAACCCCATTTGTTGTGCTAATACCAGAAACGCCATCACCAATGTTTGAACCATAAATTGCAGGAATATCAATTCCTGGATAATTTCCACCGGCTCTATTTTGATAAGCTGAAATAATAGGATACAAAGGAGGATTGGAAACTGAATTGCAATACAACGTGCCACTAGTGCCGCCTAATTTTGCAATTTCAGTATTTGTTGAATCATAGATTGATAAATAATTTGTTGATCCGGTCATTGCAACTCGTTGACCAGATGTTGCTGTTTGAATTGTGCCGCCTGTGATTGTTACGCCTGTGATACTGCCAGCCGTTATCGTGCCAAGATTTGCGCTAATAGCAGACAAGCTGCCAACTTTAAGCGTTGACAAATACGGAACATTCCAAACAGTATTGCCAGAAGATGGCGAATAAATGCCATCTGATTGCCATACTGATTCGCCAGCCACGATAGTTTGCGGCGTTGCTTCCCAAACAGTACCAGTACCCCATGAATCATTAGGAGGAAATGAACTGCTACCAGATGTTGTAATAGTTGATGGCGTTGAATTTAGGCTTGAAAGAGTTGTTTTTGTATAGCAAATGCGAGCCGATGAACCTGCCGTACCGCTATTGCCTCTCGCGGTAATTCCGGCAAGCGTCCAATTGATTGTTGAAGTCACATCTGTTGCCAATGCAATTAACTGAACTGATGCACCCCAAAGCGTATAGCCAGAACCAGGAGCGGCCGGTGGAGATGTGTACCATCCGCTAGGCGTTGGCGTGAAATCACCTGTTGACCATGTGTAAGTAGAAGTCCCAACTGGGCCGCTAGGAATTGTTATTGCCCATTGATAAACCGTTGGAGATGCAGATTGTTTACCTGGTTCGCCTTGTGCTGCGTAAGCAAACTGAATTGAAGCAGGTGTGGCTTGTGAAATATCTCCAGAACCATCTTTGTACCGCACAGGCACAAATACAGTTGCGACATCTGATGACATTGCAGTTGGCGCAGGGAATTGCGCGAAAGTTCCACCATCAGTAGGATTGCCCACAGTAATGTTAGTTTTGACGATGTCGCCAAAACCGCCTGTGCTAGATGCGCCAATTCGCCAAGAATTGTTTACAAATGAGGCATCGCTATCATCTTGAGCCATTGAAAAATCTACTGGGCCAAGACCATTATTGCCATAAAGTTGGAACGTAATTCCTGTGAAATCGGCAGTCGTTCCATTGTAAGGAACCAACAAAACGGACGGAGCAAAGTTTGTCTGGAATGTTCTAATGCTGGTTGGGTCTGGAGCCCACACAAACGGCAAAGACATCGCAGACAATGGCGATGAATAGTAGCTGTTGCTTACTTTGTATGCAAAATAGTAAGTTCCTTCTGTGAGATATATGTTGGCAAAAGTTACCGTTGAATTTTGTGGATATGTTGTCGAATTAGAAAGTGCAACATTTGTGTATAAATGCCAATCTCCTGCCGTTGGCGTAGCTGTTGTTGAATAAAACAACGATATAGAAGTTACAAGACCCGTAGTAGGTGTAAAGCAATTTACATCGAATGATGGCAAAATAGCATACGGTTGCGAATCCGTGATGGTTGGCGCTGTTAGTGTGCTGAAATACCCCAATGAAGGCAATTCTGTGTTTCCAGCAGGGTTGAATTGCGTGATGTTGAAATTGTCATAAACTTGTGCGTTGTATTCAACAAGTTGCAGTTGCGCACCGAGCGAACCATCTTGCGTCACAGCTTCTCTAACTTGCATACAACGGAACAATTTTTCATTCCATCCGTAAGCAGAGTTTGTAACAGAAACAACATCACCAGCGGAAAGCTGGATTCCGACATAGTTGGTGTTGATTGTTACCGTCAAATCTTCCCGTCCTTGCTCTAATATGCGGTTGGCAAGGTACAAGGCTTGAACGCTATCATTGACTAATTCATAGGTTGTCGTTTGTTTATTGACCGGCTCGTTTGGATAAAGCAATGCCGTTGGGACAGATTCTGTGGCGTAGTTGTATTGATCTCGATTTGTTTTGTCTGGGAACTTTGCTTCAATAATGTTTGGTGCTTGAGCAAGTTCTATCGTCCCTACGTTGATGCTACCAATGATATTGTTGTCACTCAACGCAAGTTGGGCGTTTTGTGCTTTGTTGATAACAACGCTCCATTTGCCGTTTTCTGCGCTATAAGAAGTCCATGAATCACACGCTTGCATGATGTCATCAATGTTCTTCAATACAGCTTTGCCTGTGTCAATAACCCCGTTTATTCTGTAACGCGGTTGCGTTTGCGGATTGCCTTCATAATCATTGAATGTGATAACTTCATCAGAATATGTATTGAGAGCCGTTGCTGCTGCACTATCTACAAATTCTGCATCAACCGCAGCGCCATAAATCTGATTTGTCATGTAGTCATACCAGACATCACCAGGTTTTGCGACACCTGTTCCATTCAAATAATGACTACAATGATAAGTAATAGGTTGTAGTTGTGTTGTTCCGGCATCTCTGTTGTATTCAAGAAGGATAATTGCAAAAGCCAATCCATTCATATTGCGAATTGTGCCGGTAGGATCCCATCGCAATTCTTCTGGAATGTTTGTGTTACCCATTACAAACCATTCCCAAGGCAAGTAAGGACTATTCTGTGGAGTGATGTTGCCGTTTTTGTCAGATGTGTAAAGGAAGATTTGCAATCTATGTTGACCACCTCCAACTATAGATGTATCAACATTGCCAGCGCCATCTGTAAGACTAACTACACGCCAAGGATCTGTCGTATCAAAAGTGATAAGTCTGTCACCATAATAGAACTTGGATGTGTCAAAACTGAATTGACCATTTTCGCTGATACAAGAAATCGCATGAACATAATACATACGCGATTGATCTGATGTAATAACAGCATCAACAAATCGACCACCAATAAAAGCATCGCCATAAACGACAGGCATTGGATTGGTAGTATCTGGCGGAACTTGTGCGCGGACTCCAGGATCTGTTTGTGTTGTGCCGCGCAATCCGTCTGGTTGAGTCAATGAAGAAACAACATAGGAAAGAGCGACCATTGCAACAAACGTAAGAACCTGACCTACAGTAATGGTTCCGATGATTACTATTGATGTAAATGCTGGCATTGGTCAATCCTTTATGTACGCTGTTTCTAACATTGTATAGCCACGTTTTTCAAAATTTATTTTTGGACTTTTCACAGTCAAAGAAGTTTTGATAAGTTTGATTCTTCCGCTAGCTTTCAACTTTTCTGCTTCTCTGTCAAACTCTATCCACAACTTGCCACCTATTGTTGAGTTGCGATGCTCTGGATAAACCCACCATGCAAGTTCAGACAATTCTAAAATTTTAGGATTCCAAACATTTGGAACTATGATTGCCGCTAAAAATCCACGCTCATCATCATCCATCAAGACAAATCCGCAACCAGCAATAATTGTCATCAACAATGATGAGAGATATTTTTCGTCAAACCATTGTGGATCATTAGCTAGTCCACATGGAAATTCGGCCGCATAACCATTGACCATTTGAAGCAATTTTGGAATGTCGTATTTTGTTGCTTTTCGTATCATTTTTATCCTTGATAAGTAGTGTCTGTATTTGGTGTATCGGTTGATTCTGTTCCAGCACCGCTGTTTGAATTTGTAGGAGTTGCCTGACTTCCACCGATTGGTGCTTTACCAAAGTCAAAATAAGTTGAAGCAATGATGGCTACGCGATTCATGCTTGTATCATTTGGGTAAAAATACTGCCAGCTTTTTTGATTTGTTTTGATGCCAGCGATACGGGCATCCAGAACGGCTCGCATAGATGTGCTTAACAACGTGCAAGTCGCTACACGGGTTTTGGCTTCTTCGTTGTAATCTTCTTGAATGGAAACGCTATTGATGATTCCTTGATACCTTCTGAAAAATTGTTGTGTAGGTGTTTGTATGATTTGATTGTTTGCATCTAAAAAACCGCGCCAGATTTCCACCATGCTGCCTTTAATATCTTTACTCAAAATCAAAGCAATGTTTTCTGGGTTGATGCCTGTCAATGACAGTTTGAAATCTTGGCTTGTTGATTTGACATTTCTATTGATTTCGCTGATGTCAAGTAAACTTCCCATGCCTTCAAACTCAATACCATCAACTGTAATGGAAGAAGCCGCATTGCAAAATGTAAATGTAGCGTCTGGCAAAGTTAGTCTGACAAACTCCGCAAATTTGATGTGAGCAGAGTTCAGCGCATTAATTGGAGTTACCATGTTTTATCCTATAACGTATTCGCGGAATACAAAATTATCTGACCATTCTACAAATGCCCCGTTAGACATTGGGTTCAAAATGTATGTCGGGCATTTGTCTGCTATTACATTGAACGTCACATCTTTGCCCAATATCAATGTAGCTCCTGCGGTTGGCGAACCAATAACAGGTCTATGAATTGTCACATATTCACCATTAGAATTTTCTGTGACCTTGTAAGGATAATCACCTATCTGCAAGAAATCGCCAGCTTTGAAAGAACCATTGCTTGTCAAATGCAAAATTTGAGAATTTGGCAATGGTGTTGTCGCTAATGTTGCAGAAGTAGCTGTTCCACGATTAGTTGTAAACCAATTCAAATTATCTGTGTTGAACGTAATAGTCTGCGGAATTGTTCTGTCAGAGTTGTCGATGGATTGAATAATATCACGCACTTGAGGATAGTAAAGATATTGGTGCGGCCTTACTGTGAACACCCAAGGAACAGCAGTTAGATAATCAGCCGTTGTGACATATCCAGAACGTGCAACTTGAATGCCCGTTGTTCTGCGGTTGTTGACTTCCATACTTTGCTGGATGTCAAAGATTGTTTGAAAACCAGCCATTATGACCTCGTTCGTGAATTAGAAATGTTCCTGTTTGCGTATTGATTTGCTGCCCATACTGCCCGACTGCTGCCATAAATACGATCTTCAAAAGACTTTGTATCAATAGCGTCAATGTAATTGTTGGTGATGTTAGTTACGCCGCCACTCATGCCGCCAAGTTTATTGTTTGGAATGATCGTTCCAGAACGTCCTGGAACAATCAGTTCTGGGCCATTTTCACCAACATAATATGGCTGACCGGCATTAATATCGCCGCCATCAGCGTTGCCAATTGGCGTAATAGTCATCGTTGCACCGGCAACTTCTGCGCTACCGGCTGAAGTTAAACCTTCGCTGGTGTATGGTGTACCTGTAACTCCTCCAGCAAAAGCACCAACCGCTGCTCCAAGCAAACTAGAAAATAGCTTTGACGTTGCCGCTTGCATCTGAATACGAATCATATCGGCAATAATGGCGTTGGCAAAATCCTTAAAGCTAAACTTGCCGGTTCTGACAAAGTTTGTCAAAGCCAATGTCATTCCGTTAAACAAAGCGTCAACGGATTGCTGAACAACCGCTGCATTATTGATAGCCATTTCTTGATACTTCTGATAAGAAGCAGCCCAACCGCCTTCATAAGATTGCTGGATGTTTTGCTGTGCAATAGTCAAATCAACAATTTGCGTTTTGTAAGCTTCAGTCAGTTCATTGACTTTGTCAATTTGTTGTTGCAAAGCATCAATAACTTTACGATCAGCGCCGGTTTCTCTGGCAACATCAATCTTATTTTGAAGCTGTGCAATTTGTTCATCACGCTTTTTGTCAAGATCATAAAGAACTTGAGCAACTTGCGCTTCGTTTTGCGTCATAAACAATTTGCTAGTTTGAAGCTGTATGCCTTCAGCCTGATACTTTAATTGCGTCTTATATGTCGCTGTAATCTGTTCAATGGTTGCCAATTCTTTGAGCAACTGGTTTTGTTTTGCAAGATCACCTTTATCGACATAAGGCGTAACGGTACGACCACCACCGCTATCAGTTCTTTTTTCTGCTTTTTCGGTTCCAAGCGTTGCCAATGATTTCATGTTGGCAAGGAATTCTTTGCCAGTTGCAGCATTAAGATCGGCTAAACTTGCGCCGCCTGGAGCAAGCGACTTCCAGACATTGCCCATTGCGGCAACGCCCATTTTAATAAATTCAACAACTGCGCCAATGCCGAAAATTAAACCTTCAAATGCTTTTTTGATGACATTAACAACAGAATCAACGACAGCGCCAAACCCTTTGAAATTAATTTCAGCAGTTGATAATGCCAATCCAAAAGTTTCAGCAAAGATTAATTTTGTTTTGAAGATAATGTTATTAAATTGGTCAAAAGCATCGCCCAATTTTCTAATAGCATTAACTTGATTATCTGTTGCGCCAACGCCATGCAGCATTTCATCAGATAGCTTTGTCAGATCAACGCCACGAATGGCTTTCCCCATTAGTTCAAATGCTGTCGCATTACGCTTGATGGGATCTTCCATTTTCTCAAGACCAGTCAAAGTCTTGGAAAACAATTGATCCATTGAAAGCTGGCTCAAATCTTTAAGGCTTACACCAACATTAGCAAATGATTCTTGTAAGTTCTTGCTGCCGCCAGCAGCTTCATTAACTGCGCTTGTAAACTTGCCAAGAATCTTACCGGCATCATCTGCGCTGCCACCGCTTTGCGCCAATGCTTCAGACAAATCAAGCACGTTTGAAATTGTCATTTCATAGGCATCTGCTGTATCAGCAATCTCATCAGCAAAAGCCATGACCTTTGCGGCAGTTGCGGCAATAGCTGCGCCAACCGCGATTGCGCCGGTCTTTAGACCTTCAAATGTTTGCCCTAGGTCTTTGGTTTTACGCTTGGCATCTTCAATGCCAGTTGAAAACTCTGCTGTTTGCAGCCCCAGAATTACGCCAAGTCTTGCAATGTTTGCCATTATTTACCCTTAAACAAAACGCTAGGAGCGCCAGGGCTTTGCATTGCAAAAGCTAATAGGTTGGCGCTTACTTGCTTTTTCTTGTCCTGTTCTGATAGCGGCGGGTATAAATAATCATAAGCCAGCGGAATTATAGATTGAAGTTTATATGGTGTATGGCCTTTGGGCAATACTTTATTGAATTGAACCGCCGTCAAATTTCCAAGCACTTCTAATAAGCCACCATTTCCAATCATGCCGTCATTAAACATAACGCATATATCGGAAAAAGTTTCTTCGTCAACCGTTGCAGGGTCAGTTCCGTGAGCAGTTAAATATGCTTTAACTTGCCGCCGTACTGACCCTACGATTTTTTTCGCTGATCCTTATATTCTGGAGCGATGGTTTTGGCAATAGCTTCCATCATTTCGACTTGAATCGAAAATGGGAATAATTCTTCAATCATTTCATAAGTAATTGATTCCATGTCAAAATCTTGTTGCTCTGGAATCAACAACTTAAACATTTCAACAATTCGCTTTTCGGCAATTGTCTTTTGTCTGGCAACTTCTTTTACCGATTTGCCGTCAACCAATACATCATCTTCTAGGATTTCAATGCCTTTAATGGCATCTGCATCATCTCTGTTTTCAATGAATGTTTTGGTCATTTGCTCATAATACTTATTAGCAATAACCTCATCCGGTTCGCCAATGCGTTTGTGCATGGCTTCCATTTCAGACGTTAAAGGAACTTTAACCTTGAACGTATGACCATTAAGATCAAATGAACGGGTACGAATTAGCTTGGTGTTTTCGGCAAACTTTTGCCCAAATGCGTTTGCAAACGTCATGTTTTATCCTTTAGTAAATTTTGCCATACGCCTTGCGGCTCTGGCTTTGTATCGTTCCAACTCTGATTTTAATTCATTGCTCAATAGATTCAAAACGCCAGTAGTATTAGATTCCATTGCTGGACGCATAAATGGTTGCGCCGCTACGTTTGCCGTGCCAAATTCCATTGCCACCGCTCTAGCATCTGATTGAATACCAACTTGCTGAATTCCTGATTTTTTATTGTATCTATTATGAAATTTAATTTTTGCCAATTTCCAGCCAGGCGCAGTTGTTACCGCAGAAATAACTGTATCGCCTTCGTCAACATATTTAGACCGCTTATCTTTACGACTTGGCTTTCTTGCTTCTAATTGCAAAGATGCTGAAAGAGCGCCGGTATCATTAGGCGCATGAAATTTTGCGTGAAGCAGAACAGGCTCCATTGCGTTTTTGACAGCCTTGCGCAATACGCCACGCGCATCTTTTTGACCTATATCATCAATCATACTTGTGAGAAGTTCATCAAATTCTTGGAACCCCTCAAAGTTTAATGATGCTTTAGCCATTATCCTTTTTCTCAATAATGTTCTTGAAGATAGCGTTGTTTAGATCAACAACATATTTGCTAATTTCTTCTGGAGTCATTTTGTCAGCGTGATTTTTGGCAATTTCATGTGCCAAGCAGATGCCAGTAATACGCTGTTGAGAATAACCAAACCAGTTCTTTGTTCCAGAACCGGCTTGGTTAATCAGGTACGCAAGAAGATCATTCGCTGACTGTATCTGCATTTTTTGTTTTCTTTTCTTGTGGCTTTTCTTTTAGAACTACAGGATTAAACGGGTCATCACCATTGGCAAGGCATTTTTTAATTGCCTCATCAATGTCGGCGACATCATAAATCTTGCCGTTAGCGAATTGAACTTTCATAACAATCCTTAAGCGTTGTTCGACCAGCCGTACTGGTTGCCACGCGGATGGATTGTGAAAGTACATTTAGCTTCTGCGCCAGGAGCCGAATCAACGTCAAATTGACCAACGCGACCATTGAAAGCGTAATAAACAATGTTAGAGCCTTCAGTTGCAGAGATAACAAATGTACGGTCAATAACGCCGCTGTAAGCATCACCGCGCATCAGCAGGAGATTGGCGTCACTAGGATTCCAAGCGGCTGTGATAGTCATGCTTGTAGGAGCAGCTTGCACCGGAATCTTGTCAGATTGACGCGAACCAGCAACCGAGAAGTTTGCGACTGCATCATCTTGACCAAATGCAGGGATAGCTTCAACTGGCAGCAGGTTATCTTCAACGGCAATCGCAGCAACGCTGGAAAGGGTTGAAAGAGCCGACACAGCAAGCGGAGTCGGTGTAGCTGTCGGTTGGCAATATAGTGCTGCGCTAAAACCTGGTAATACCTTATTTGGAAGTGCCATGATTATTCCTTAAAGAAAGTTGGTTAATTCTATCGTATCAAGTCGGAATATCAAGAGTGCAATCAAGTATTATTTGCTGCAATCCTATCGTATTATCGTAAGTATTGTAAAGCCAATCAATATCGACTTTTGATACATAAATGCCAGTTACGCCGCCGAATTGACCGGAATAACCGTGTAGTTCCTGCAACAGCGTATTGGAAAGATTAAAAGCATCTTCCATTTGCTGTGCAAAAATTGATACTTGAAATACTGGCCTATCAATACCTTTTACGTTTTGATAAGGGCCAGTATAAACTGGCTGATGCACGTTGCGAAGCTGCCAAGTTACAAACTTTGGTTGCGTAGCAAAGTTGCGGTTAAAGTTTGCATATACAGGAACCGGCGAAAATACTGTTGTAAGCTGCGCCTGTATAGCTTTAGCGTAATCAACTGGATTATTCTGGCTCATACTGGCGATACCGGATCGTTGCGATAGCAAAGAAGAATTACATTCATTCTATCATTGGTTTCTCTTACATCTGTAATACGCCATTCATTGCCGCGCCATGTGATCGAATATAGTTCCTGGCGATCAACAATCTGCTTCATGTTTGGCGTGTAATTAAACGTGAAATCAACCAAATCAGAATACACTCTATAGCGTTCAGAAATGCGAACACTATTAGCCACATCAGCAACCCTAGCCCTAGTAGCAAACCAATAATTGATGCTAGTGGTTTGCTCCCCCAGATCATTAATTGAGTGGGCAAGGGTATTGACATCGACATTTTCATAACGTGCAATAGCCATCACATCACCAAAGGTTTGTATGGGCGAAGCAATTGAGCAACGCCAAACGGAATCTCATGCAAGATATTTGATGTTGTATTACTGCGATTATTATAAATATGCGTCAGAAGCATCAATCCAGCTTGTTTAACAACTGGATATTGAGCAATGAAACTAGGATTAGTTGAATAAATTACTTCAACCGGATTAGCCATTGTTGGGTTGGCAATGTTTGGAAAGCTTGTGATAACTACGCGGTTTCCCGTTTGATCGTAGAAATAATCAGAAGTTGACAGAACATTGCGAACCGGATCAGGGTCGGTTGTGTAATATGCGACTTCATCAATTGTAATACCCGCTTCGCTTACTTCTGGCAAATCAAGTGCGACATCGGTATTGAAGCTGTTGACCTGACCATAGTAGCAACGATAAGTTACAGGGAAAATGGTCAGGCCAAGATAATCTTCAATAGCCATTCGTGTAGCTAGTTCAATGCTTGATAAATATGCGTCTTGGCTTTCGTCAAGAAACAGATTTAGTTGCTGCGTAATTTCCTCAAGGGTCAGCCAATTGGTGACAATGTCACGATCAATCTGTTCAATTTTTTCATAATTGAACGGATTGCGGTTTGCCCCGTAAAACGGGGTAACTCCATTAGTTGCGGCTGGCATCTTTTAGTCCTTAAGCAGCAGAGGCACGAACACCCGCAAACGGGTCACGAACTGTCGATGCAACGCGCTTTTCAGCATACATTGTGATGTAGCCTGGAGCGGTTTGCTCAAACATTTGCACGCTGATTTCTTCAATATCTGCAATTGTAAGGAACCGACTCCAATTAGCAAGATAGATTGGGAAAGTATCTGTCATGTATGAGTTAGGAATGACAGGCCAACCGAAGATCGAACCGACTGCGCCGCCTTCACCTGGCTCACCAAGTTCTAGGAACAATGGCAGACCGGCTGTATCTTTAAGCTGACGAAGCGTTTGAATCATTGTTGGTGTCATATGCCAAGCTGTGCCTGGAAGCGACCAGTATTGCGCTGGCAATGCGTTAGCAATATCAACAATCTTTGCATACGTTACAGCAACACCACCAAGCGATACGGTTGCCAGCGTATGGCGACCATTTGTAATTGCTGTGCCGCTTGTGCCATAGGCAGCAGATGCGCCGCTAGGGTACGAATCAAGACCGCGTAAACCATCAACGCCGCCTGTAGAAGTAGTTGTCGTGCCAACCTGGTCGTTGTTAGCAGCCATTGAAGCGCCTTCTTGCTGGCTAAACTCAAGCATCAAATCTTCAACAAGAGTTGATTCAAGACCATTAATGTCTTCAAGAGCGGCAATACGAACTGGAAGCTGTGCAGATACTACGCGAGTCGGCAGCACCCAAGTTGAAGTTGCTGTATTAGGAGTGCCGGAGTTGGCTGTAAATGTGTAGCCCCAAGGGTTTGTTTGATTTGTAGCGTTACCTGTCTTGGCTACAAACTGCACAGCAGATGAGCCAGGGGCAGCGATTTGGCGCGAACCCATACGGAAAGGGTTAGCATAACGAAGTGCAGCAAAAGCATCATCAAAATGAGTACGACCACCGATGCCCAGGCCGGAACCAGTAATAGCTGATGCTTCGCGCAAGTCAATAGTTACTTTGCGGCTTTCATTGAAGGCTTGTTTAATGCCTTCCAAAATCTTTTGAGTTGCACTCATTTGGATGTCCTTTTTATTGAACCGTTAAAAGGGGTCAGCTTTTGACCGACCCCTTCCCACTACTTACGCTGCGTTGGCTGTACCAGTCGAGCGATAACGGATGATGCTGAACGGATCAACAACCGAAGTTGCCAGACGCTTTTCACCAAAGAAGGTGATGTAACCTGGCAGGGTTTGGTCGTAACGGCGCAGAACCATGTTCAGACGGTCAACGATGGTGTGACCACGCTTCCAGTCACCAAAGTACATTGGGAACAGGTTAGCTTTGTCAACGCCAGCATACGATGGAGTGTCCAGATACTTATTGACAACAACATCAAAGCCAAGCAGACGACCAACGATGCCATCGGTTTCCAGCGGAGCCATACGCTCGAATACTGGAGTACCGTTGTCATCAACCAGACCACGGATTTGCGACAGGAATACAGGGTTGACTACGAATTTAGCCGAGTCAGTCCAGTATTGTTGTGGCAGCGAGTAAACGAAATTAACGATGTCTTTGTAAGTCACGTTAGCTGCGCCAGCTACATTGCCGTTGGTTGTAGTTTGGTCATACGTTGCGATGCTTGCCAGACCCGAAGTAGAACCAGTACCCGAAGTACCGAAAGCTGCTGTCGAGATCGTGCCGCCTGTGTAGCTACCGTTAGAGCCAGCGTACTGGTTCAGACCGCGCAGACCGTTTGTGCCGCCGTAGGTTGTGCCAGGCACGCCCGAATCGGTTTGGTCGTTATTCTGAATCATCGACTGTGCTTCAACTTGCGAGAATTCTGCAAGCATATCGTCAACTACGTTAGCTTCCAGGCCGTCAATATCGTCCAGAGCAGCAGTACGAATTGGGAACTGTACGTTCAGATCTTGCAGCGTCAGTTGCCAAATGTTAGTTGCTTCAGTCGTTGCCGAACCGTTGTTCTGGATGGCATAGCCCCAAGTTGCACCAGCGTTGCCGGTCTTGGCGCGGAACTGATAAGTCGAACCGTCAGTTGCAACAGTACGCGATACGCCGCGCATTGGGTTAGCAAGACGCAGAGCATGGAATACAGGATCGTAAGCAGTACGACCACCAACGCCAGCACCCGAACCTGTCAGAGCCGAGGCTTCTTTCAGATATGCGTCATACTGGTCAGCCGATTCAAACATCTTCAGCTCTTTTTCAACTTTACCGTTGTTACGGAAGTCAGCCAGTTGTTCTTTAACCATCTTGTTGACATCGCCGCGAACAGTCTTTTCTGGCTTGATGAAAGCAGGAGCAGCCTTAACTTCAGCAACTTTAGCTTCCAGAGCAGCAAACTTTTCGATCAGTTCAGCTTTGGTTTCTTCAACTTTGGTTTCAGCAGCAACAACAGCTTCAGAAATCTTGGCTTCGTTAGAAGCGGCGATTTCGTCCAGCTTTTCAAAAATCTTTTCAGACATAGTTATTCCTTTACATAGAGAGAAAGTTTTTTCAGCATCTCGCGGGTATTGAATTCCTCAAGAATACTGGCTTCGTCCACCGCATCCGTATCACGCGGAGTGGGAACATTCTCAATAACCGGCTGGCTCACCTCACGCGATTCCAATAGTTTCTTGAGAATTGAAGATGCGGTGGTTGCATCTTTACGCGAAAGACCTGCTTCACGCAGAACCTTCTCGATTAGTCGCGGATTTGGCTGACCTTCCGCATCAAAACATTCCAGCTTCATAACTTCTGCGGCTGGATTGTTTGGGTACATAACAACGCTAACTTCACGCAAACCGCCTTTGGTAATGCGGAAATATGCTTCATCGCTATCATCTGGTTCGCCATTGGCATCAACCATTGCAGCTTCTTCAGCGTAAGCGCCAACAGAAACGCCACCAAATAGGTTAGGCGATTCTTTAAGAACTGTATAAAGATCGGAACCGGCAACTGTATTAAGATACAAGCGACCATTAGCGGACATACCATCTTCATCAAATGTGAATTCAGTCCATTCGCCAACCGGCATACCCATATCGTTATGATTTAGGAACATCGGCAGAGGTTTGTCAGCAGCGGCAAATTCTGTTGCCCATTGTGCAAAACCTTCTGGTGTGTAATTAAATTTACGACCATCAGCGCCTTCGCGTGCGCCCCATGTAGTTACACGGGCTTCAATCTTCCCGCTGTTTGCTTGGTCGCCCTCGTTTGCGTTTTGCGCCATTTGAATTTTGGCTTCGCAAATTAGCGTCAGATTTTTCATTGATTACCCCGTTAGTAATTGCTAAATTCATATCGTGTATTTTTGGGGATAATGTTGACTTTGTTGGAATCTTAACATTATCTTTATGCACTTGTGAATAAAGTGCCATAACATATTTTTTCAGATTGTTCATTTAGTACCAATGTTCATCTTGTTTTTTTGCTGACCACCACCGCCACCTGTGTCTTGTGGAGATGATTTTGGCAATGGATCGGTAACTTTAGAATCCGCTTTCAATTCGTCAGCACCTTCCAATTGCGGCATATTAATATACTCACGCGCCTCATTTGGCGTAAGAATACCAGCATTTACGCCAGCTACAACAAGATTCATTTGGTCAATTGGTGCGCCCTTCAAGAAATCTTTGGTATCAAAGCGCACGCAAAGATTAGGGAAACCACGGAACAATTGAGAGTTTAACTTTTGCTCAAGGTTTACAACCATTGGATACATGGTTGCCTTGTAGAACTCATCCATCATGGTTTGAGTGTTATTGTATTTTTGATCTGCAATACCGATCATTGCCGGTGGAACGCCAAATAGACCACAAATACGCTTCATGGTTTGGTTCTTAAGTTCGCGGCAATCCGCATCTTGCAGGGTAAGCATTTCCAGCTTTTCGTATTTCATGCCCTGGTCAAGAAGCATACCTTGACCTGGCTTGCTTTGATCTTGCTGGCGCGAGCCGGTCATATTTGCCCATGCTTCTTTAAGGCGCGATGCAACTTCTTTGTATTTTGCGTCAGGAATAACCTGATCGGTTACAAACATACCAGACGGTTTTGCACCGTTTTGCATGATGAAGTTAGCGTAAAGATCAATGTCTTGATCCAGGGCAACCAGTTCAGTAGCCAAAATACCTTTGTTGAAACCGGCAGCGCCCTGCCAAGCGGCTTCAGAAACGTGCATTACCTGATGCGCTGCAAGTGGCTCATCTTTGTTAAAACCATAAGATGGCGTTGAAAGCTGATAGGCTGGATAGCGTGTTGGCGTTAGGCGAACCGTAATCAGCGTTGCGTCAAGGTTATATGCTTCCGTTGGGGTCTGCATAGAATCTTCTTGATTCTTGCGCCACCAAAGCGTAAATGTTTCGCCAGCCAGGTCTTGCCACATTGACCATTGATACCAAAACTCATACTGGCTTTGGAAATTGTTTGGTTGCGTTAGCAGATTTAGAACTTGCTTGGCTTTTGCCTTTTCACGGGTTGTTACTTTGTCAGATTGTAGCGCATCAACAAATGTGCCGTCATCCATCTTAACCATGATTTTGATAGGCAATTGGGCAAGCGCTCGTGCCTTAACACCAACGCAAGCCATAACTGTGCTGTTGCGCGACAGGGTAGAGATGTCAACAGTACGACCAGCATCAGTAACACTAGAAGTGGTTACATAAAGAAGCTGTTGGCTTACTGTTTGCTTACCGCTTTGCCCCTGATAAACGATGTTGTTACCAAGTTGCGTTTGCCCAAAAAGGGTATTCGATTCAGCAACAGCCGTCTTTTTGCCTTTGAAAATGTCCAGAATACCCATGTTTTAATCCTTAAAAACTTCTAAATCCAAAACTGCTGTTGGTATATGGATTATCTAAACTGCAATGTGCAGCAATAATCATCGCAATAATACCATCAACTTTCGCTGCTTTATCAGCTTCATTTTTGCGAACTTTGATGTTGCCATTTACATCTTCATATACTTCGCAGTTGCTCAATTGCCACCCAACAAATGGGTTGCCATCGTGTTTTATCTGTTTATTTAAGATCAGTTTTTCAACGTATTTGGAGGGATTAGATAACACCGCCATTCCCTGCCCCACCTTTTTAACAGGTATTCCCGCTTCATGCAAGCGTGCGACAAGGCTTGCAGCGTTATAAGCATCATAACCAACTTCTTTAACTTCATAAATTCCACATTGTTGTTTAATAAAGTCAGAAATCTCGCGGTCATCCATGACATTGCCTTCAGTCAGCTTCAATATGCCAGATTGAACGGCATTACGGAAGATGTCCTGGTAATGTTTAGGAATTAAATCATATCCTGCTTCTGGCAAGAAGAATTGCCATTCGGCTTCATAGTCCAATTCTCCATACCGCTTGAGCGTACATACGGCGTTAAGGTCGCGGGTAGCGGCAAGGTCGAACCCAATAAATACCGATTCTGGTTCTTCTGGGCGAGTTTCATCAATGATGCAAACGGGGTCATCCCAATAACTCCGGTCAAGCCAAGCTGAATTGGCACTAACAAAAATGTTAAGCGTCTTACAAAGAAACTCATTAAGAGCGGCTGGCTTGTGTTTTGCTTCTTCTGCACGTTGCGCAATAGCTTCATCAAACACAGAAATGCCGTGCATTGGGTTAGCTTTTGCCCAGGTTGCAGGATCGCGCCAATCGTCTTGCGAATCCAAACCATATAATAGACCAAACCAACGCGGATTGTCTGTAGCTTCGCCATGTAACATTGATTGATACATGGACAAATCTTCATAAAACTTGGTGTCTTTACTGAAACTGGCGGTTGTAATGTAAATACGCAGCGGATTCTTACGCGCCACCATGCCGGAGTGCAGCACTTCAATAGAGTTGCGGTCAACAATAGCAGCAGCTTCGTCAACGATTACGCAAGACGGGTTTTTACCATCGCCCGTCTTTTTGGTGTCGCGGCTTAATGCCTTAAACATTGATTGCGAATCACCTGCTTTTTTGATCTCATATTTGCTCACATTAAAAACAGATGAAAAATCGAGTTCCATGTATTCAATAAAACCTTTGGCAGCATCGAATACAATGGTTGCTTGTTCGCGGTTGGTTGCTAAAGTAAATACTTCTGCACCAGATTCTCCGCAAATTAATTCATAAAGTGCGATTGCAGCGGTTAAAGTAGATTTACCAGCTTTGCGCGGAATGAATAATATAACATCCGTAACCATCCTTCTCTCATGGTCTTTTTTTGACCGAAAACCATAAACAGCGCAAAGAAATAAAATTTGAAAAGGCTCAAGCGTTACAGGTTGTCCGGCTTGCGGCCCTTTGGTATGACGTAATTGAGATACAAAATCTAAAAAATGCTGGACGTAATCAGGGTCAAAATAGTAAGCCCATTCTTTATTTTCAAATTGATTTATAAATCTTTGGCAAGCCAAACGAACATCGTTACAGACGTTAATTTCACCCTTTGATATTTCTATAGCGTATCTTACGCCATCCTCCCAATTCATCCTTTAGCGCCCTTCAAGAATTTATTAACTGGCGTATGCTCACCGACCCCGCTACTTGTTAAACGATTGCGCGGAGTCAATCCCAATTCGCCCATAATCTTAAATGCGTTTTTCATAGCTTCATTAGCAATTGCAATAAACGGATTTGGCGCAAGCGTTTTTCCGTTGTTGATCTTAATAACCATTGGATGCTTGTCTTTTTGAATGGTTGCCTGGATATACATATCCATTTGGTCAGCCAGCATCCACAATGCGTGTTGATCTTGCGCGGTTCCAATGCCATAGGCATCAAACAAATAATCAGCAGTTTCCTGCACAAATTTTTCTTTGCTGAAATGATCTGGATTGGATGACCAATAGGCAATTGGAATCCGTTTTTTTACTTGTTCCGGTAATTGAATCCCTTGATTTTGACCTTTTGTGCCTTTAATCAAATGGATTTCCGGTGGCAATTTTGCATTAGGCATTTAACAACTCTGCTTTCTTTCCGGTAAATTCTTCCCAACGCTTGACGATAACGTCACAGTATTTAGGGTCTAGTTCCATAACAAAAGCTTTGCGGTGTGTTTTTTCGCAAGCGATAAGAGTAGAACCTGACCCGCCAAACAAGTCCAATACGTTGCTACCTTGCTTGCTTGAATTATTAATTGCTTCTTCTGGAATAAAAATTGGCTTTTGGGTTGGGTGAACATTTTTGCTTTTATCATATCCACCAAAATCCCAAACAGTTGTTTTGGTTCTGTCATCAGTAAAATAAGGTGAGCCTTTTACCATAAATAGGCAAGGCTCATGCGCCCATTGGTATCTTGTTCTGCTCAATAGCATTGGCTTTTTCCAAATAATTGTTTGAGCAAAATCAAATCCAGCGTCAATCATTCCTTGTTTGAAATTGATTGTTTCTCTATCTGCGTGCCAAACGTAAGCACTAGACCCATCTTTCAAAACTGAATAAGCGCAAATACCCATATCATAGATGAATTTATAGAAATCATCAGAGGACATAGTATCGTTTTTAATTTTTCCTAAAGATTTTCCGGGATTTGGTCTAGACGAATTATCGTAATCAACATTATAAGGAGGATCTGTGTGCAATAAGTCAGCCTTTTGGCCGTTCATTAACTTTTCTACCGCATCAATACTAGTGCTATCACCGCACATCAAACGATGATTGCCTAGCTTGTAAATATCGCCTAGTTTCGTTTTTGGTTCCTCTGGAACTTTTGGAACAGAATCTTCATCAGTTAAACCTTCTTTAACTTCTTCCGGCTTCATTTCATTAATTTCGTCAGCCGTAAAACCTGTCAAATCTAGGTCATAACCTTCAAGTTCCAATTCTTCAAATTCTGTAAGCAGCAGTTCTGTATCCCAGCCAGCGTTAAGCGCTAACTTATTGTCAGCAAGAATCAACGCTTTCTTTTGCGGTGGCGTTAGGTGCGCCAATTCAATAACCGGAATTTCAGTCATGCCTAAAAGACGGGCGGCAGCCAATCGACCATGACCAGCAATAATGCCTTTTTCGCCATCAACCAAAATTGGGTTTGTCCAACCAAACTCTTTGATTGAAGCAGCAATTTGCGCGACCTGTGCATCAGAGTGCGTCCGTGCGTTTCGTGCGTAGGGAATTAGCTTTTCAATTTTTATGGTTTCAATTTTCATGTTTTTTCCTTTTGCGTTTAGGGAATTCCCTGGTTTTTGATGTTTTATTTTAACCCCCCTAGGTCAAAAAGTCCTTTTGCAGAAAATTGGG